GCTATTACTTCAATGCAAGAACAAATGAAAGCATTACGTAAAGCTACAACTAACCCACTAGGAAATTAATTATGTTTAGTATGTTATCAGGAATACTTGGATTTGCTACCTCTGGTTTGCCATCCATTTTACAATTCTTCCAACAAAAGTCAGACCAAAAACATGAGCTAGAAATGGCTCAGCTACAAATGACCCAACAACTTGAAATGGCTAAACAAAACTTAGCATCTCAAGAACGTATTGAAGCTATCACACTACAAGAAAACGTAGTACAAGCTGAAGCACAAGAAACCACAGCTTTATATGCTATGGCATCTAAAGAACAAGAAGGTGCATCACAATGGCTTATTAACTTAAGAGCAAGTGTACGCCCCGTGATTGCTTATGTATTTGTGTTTTTACTTGTATTTACTGATGTAGCTGGTATGATTTGGGCTATATGTACACACGTAGACTTTAAAGAGGCTTTAGACTTAGTTTTCTCTGATGAGGAAATGGCTATTGTTTCATCAATTATTGGTTTTTACTTTGGTTCAAGACACTGGCAAAAATAGATGCAAATATCCAATAAAGGAATCCAACTTATTAAACATCATGAAGGTGTCCGTAATAAGCCCTACCGTGATTGTGTTGGGCTTTGGACTGTTGGTGTTGGTCATCTTATCGGGGACGGTAAATCATTGCCTGAATCTTGGAATAAACTTTTTACAACCGAGGAAGTAGATGCACTTCTTAAACAAGATTTGGTTAGATTTGAACGTGGAGTGCAAAAGCTCCTTCCTGTGCCTCTCACACAAAATCAGTTTGATGCTCTTATTAGTTTTAGCTTTAATCTTGGTCTTGGGGTATTACAAAGAAGCACTCTACGCCAAAATATCCTTAGAAAAGACTTCAAGGGAGCAGCAGAAGAGTTCTTAAAATATGTTCGTGCTGGTGGTAAAATAGTCAAAGGACTTGTTACCAGACGCAACGATGAAAAAGCTTTATTTGAAAGTGCATAATGCCATTACAAAAATTAACATATAGACCAGGAGTTAACCGAGAAGGTACTGATTACAGTAACGAAGGTGGATTTTATCTTTCTGATAAAGTCAGATTTCGTTCTGGTCTTCCTGAAAAGATTGGTGGATGGGTACAAGTTAATCCAAGCCAATATGTAGGTGTTTGCCGTGCATTATGGTCATGGATTAATCTTAACGGACTTTCAAGTTATATTGGTGTAGGAACTAACTCTAAGTATTATATCTACTTTGGTGGTACTTATAATGACATTACTCCTGTTTATTATTCAAGTTCTCTTACAGCTGCTATTTCTACTGTTGCTTCTTCATATGTGTTAACTGTAACAGATGGTAACTACTCACCTAACGTAGGTGATTATGTTCTTCTTTCTGCCACATCAAATGTAGGCGGTATCAACATTGCTACTTCTGGTGTTAATGCTAATAACGAATATATTGTTGCATCTGTTTTAAATGCTACTCAATACACAGTCACTTCATCTAATGCGGCTTCTTCTACGGCCACAGGTGGTGGAACAGTCATAGCTCAATATGAATATCCTGTAGGTCTAGTCACAGAAACAGTAGGCACGGGATGGGGGTCAGGCCCATGGGGCGGAGATACTACAGCACCCGTCTTAATGAGTGCTAATCCAATTACGACCACTGCATCAAGTTCTACAGTTACTATTGCTTTCCCAAATACTTTTATTGTCAATGCAACCGCTTTAGTCGTAGGTCAACAATATCAAATTGTAGCGTCTGGCACAACAAACTGGACATCTATTGGTGCATCTTCAACAGCAGTAGGCACCGTCTTTACTGCTACTAATGTTGGTACAGGTTCAGGCACCGCAGCTATAGTTACCGTAGCATTGAGTGGAGCAGCTTCTGTAGGAGGCGTTCCTGCCGCTGTACTTAATAATACATTCCAAATATCCAACATATCAGCTGCTGGATTTACAATTACTTTACCTAATTCATACAAAGCCACATCATCAGCTACAGGTGGTGGATCTTCTGTTTATATTAATGTGCAAGAAGGATCTCGTGGTTGGGGCACAGGTTATACATCTGGTATAGCTCTACAATTAAGACTTTGGACAAATGATAACTATGGTGCAGACTTAGCCATAGCACCTCGTGGTGGACCTATTTACTATTGGGTAGCTGCAAATGGCGTATCTACTCGTGCTGTAGCTTTAAGTAGCTTAGCATCTAATTCTACTGTACCTGGAACATCTTATACCTATCAACAGTTTGTTCCATTAGAAACTAATCAAATTTTATCAGCTCCTATCCAACAATTCTTAATTGCTATGGGTGCTAATTCTTATAACCCATCAAACCCAAACACAGCATTCAATCCCATGCTTGTACGTTGGTCAGATCAAGCTAACCAATTTACTTGGGTACCAAGCACCACAAATCAATCTGGTGAGTTCCAATTGACGAATGGTTCTTACATTATGCAAGCACAAACTACACGTCAAGAAATATTGATTTGGACTGATTCTTGTCTTTACTCTATGCAGTATATTGGATTCCCTTATGTTTGGTCATTCCAAGTATTGATGGATAATATTTCTATCATGTCACCTAATTCAGCAGTCACAGTTAATAACGTAACTTATTGGATGGGTAAAGATAAATTCTATATGTATAACGGTACTGTTTCCACATTACCATGTTCATTACGTCAGTATGTATTTGATGACATCAATACTAACCAATCATTCCAAGTCTTTTCTGGATCTAATGAGGGCTATAACGAAGTTTGGTGGTTCTATGTAAGTAACTCAAGTGGTTCAAATCAAATTGACAAATATGTCATTTATAACTACTTAGATAAGGTTTGGACATATGGAACAATGGCTCGTACTGCATGGTTACAATATGGTATTAACCCATACCCAGTAGCAGCAGATTATAATAATAGGCTTCTTTATCATGAGGTTGGTACAGATGATGTTTCAACATCAAGCCCACAACCTATTACTTCTTACATACAGTCTTCTGATTTTGGTATTGATGCTGGAGACCATTTAGGCTTTGTATGGCGTATGTTACCTGATGTAAACTTTAACGGATCTACAGTCAATAATCCGTCTGTCACCATGACCTTATATGGCCGTCAAAATTCAGGTGCTACTGTAGTTACTTCAGATGTTGATTCTGTGATAAGTGCAAACAACTATACATCAGTTGCAGAATATCCAATTCAACAATTTAGTGGTGAAGTTTACACACGTATACGTGCTCGTCAAATGGCATTTAATATTACATCCACAGGATTAGGTGTAGCATGGCAACTTGGTGTACCTCGTATTGATGTTAAACCAGATGGTAGAAGATAATGGCTTTTGATAACAAATTAATTCCGACTATTGCACCTAACTTACCGTTAGCACCACCAGAATACAGTGCATTAACACAAGATAAGTTCTCTAACGCATTACGTCTTTACTTTAATACAATAGATAGCTTTACTCGTGCAGTGGTAGTTCCAGCATCTGGAACGACTGCAAATAGGCCTAATAAAGGTCTTTCTATCGGACAAACATACTTTGATACCACTTTAGGTATCCCAATCTGGTATAACGGCACAAATTGGGTGAATTCTAGTGGCACAACTGTGTAAAACCCTGTAAAATATTATATAATGGTGAAATTATGAGTCTACATTTAGCAGCCCAACATTTACAATCCCAAGGTCGTGGAGATGATGACCACTTAGTCCATATGACGACTGGGGAATTACACGCCCTTAATGAACTTGCTAAAGCTCATGGACATTCACTAACTGTTAATCCTAAAACAGGACTTCCAGAAGCTGGATTCTTAAGTGCTATTTTACCAATGGCATTAGGTGCTTTAGGTGCAGTGACTCTTGACCCTGCTTTAGTAGACGCTGGTTTAACAGCATCACAAGCTGGATTATTAACATCTGCTGCTATTGGTCTTGGTGACTATGCTATAACAGGATCTTTAGGACAAGGCATTATGGCTGGTTTTGGTGCTTATAGCGGTGGTCAATTAGGTTCAGATCTTAGTAATTTTGGAGCAGCTCCAGTAGAAACTCCACCACCTACATCTACACCAGCTCTTGATCCAACTACAGGTCAACCTGTTTTAACTCCTGATGCACAACCACA